CTACAGTTATTTAACTTGACTTTTGAAATTTGTTTTATTGTTGTCTTTGTTGTATTAGTTTTTAAATTATTAGCAAAATCTAACAAATCAAAAATTACTTTTTTACCAATAGCATTACTTTTAGGTCTAAATAAATGGTTTCCTATTTCTAAATTCTTAGAATTTACCCACCCATTAGTCTCCGTAACAAAAAAAGGATGTTCTGGCGTACTATAGATGTACTTTCCGTAACCCTCTACTTTAATAGCGGTTAAATTTCCAAAGTAATTCCTACTAAACAATTTTTCTACTGGTAAATACTTGCCTGTATGTGTTAAGACTAATTCTCCAACTTCTATATTTTGAATTGGCCTTAATCCTTGAATAGTATTAATTAAAGTATTTTTAGGAAAACAAGGAAAACAGGGTACGTTTGGTGTATGGGCCATAACACTGCTATAAGTTTCACATCTCCAATTAGGGTCAAAATAGTTTATCAAAGCAAATGTTTGTTTATTCAATGCTGCTGCTATATGTAAAAATGCACTATCTACAGTAAGAACATAATCCATTGTATTAATTAATCCAAATAACTCTCTTAAATTTAATTTACCTGTCAAATTTATACAGTCTGTAAACTCATACTTATGGCTGGCACTAGTAAAAACTGTAAAACCTTTTGCTTTAAGTTTTGTTATTATTTCTTGTGCTTTATCATGTGTAATTTTATTATCCTGTCTTGCACTATCAAAACCAAAAAATACTTTTTTAGAATAACTGCTCCATTTAAGTTTTGCAATTCTTAATTCTTCTTCTGTGAGATTTATAATAGGCACTCTTACTACTAACTCATTTTTATCTATTCCGCATATTTCAGCTATTGAAAAAATCCTATTCTGTTTATTTAAATCTAATCTATAATCATTCAATAGTGAACCAAAATCTAACCAATAAATAGCATCAAACTTTGAAACATCTATTTCTTTCCGAGTAAAATAAATCTTTTTAATAAAATCTAAATTATCAAATACTCCTTGTTTTTGTTTTTGTATAAGTATGTGTACTTCTTTTCCTCTGGCTATTAAAGTCTTTATTGTAGGGATTGTCATTAAGTTATCCCCAATACCTCCGGTTATCTCCAATAAAACCCTATTTTGAAATCTTACAACATTCTCAGAAAAATCTTTTATCTGCTCTATAGTCTCTATTATTGGAATTCTATATTTTGTAAAACAACCGAAGGCTCTTGCCAATCTTTCAGTTTGTCCTTGCCAAAAAACCCCCTTAAAAGCTAGGGGGTTCATAAAAAGCGTATGAATTAACCACTTCCATCCAGTTTCAATATAAACTATATTTGGATGAACTATGGGATCATCCGGCAATTTATCACACACATATACAATTCCTAAATTTTTTTCTATTGCTCTCTCTACTATAGGATGTATTTTTCTACTAGAAACAGCGTGTTCAACAAATCCTACAATAACAGCCTTACCTTTAGGTCTAGGAAAAATAAATGTCTGCTGTGCTATTAGATATTTATTCTTAGGTGAATTTACATGTACACGAATCTCGTCCGATATGAGCCTTATGCAACTATTCACAAAACTCTCCAAATTGTATTTGATTTTAAATTTTTATGGTAGGTTGTAATAAACATTGTTTTTTATCAATTTAAAAAAATATGAGGGCAGCTTAGTTAGGCTACCCCCATACAGATTATTTCAATTTAGCTAGTTTTGTATATCAGTACTACACCAAGAGCTTTTGAAGAAGCATTAATAAATGCAAATTTGAAGTCAATCCAATAAGTAGTAACGAGTAAATCTGCACGCCTTCCAGCTTTATGCTCGGCATCAATAGCAATCTTGCCATAATAACCAACAAAACAACCACGCATGTTCACAAGAACAGCTTTTTCACCAGTGATGAAAGTTCTTTTTACGACAGGTACATTCCAAAGATGAATGACATTTTTAAGACCTAATTCAGGTAGATCCGCAATATCATAACCAATAACGTCTCTATTGGCTGCTGTTCTACAGGTTGTAAGAAAATCTGCTGATGCAAAAAGATACAGATCATCTGCGAACTCATCATCACCATAAACACCTATGGCTTGAAGAGCCTCAGCTACTGCATCAAGAGCGGTCTGTGCATTAGATGTAGTATATGAAACTGCAGTAGTCGCACACAAAGCTGCACTATTAGCTATGGTGTATATACCATTAGAAATGCCTAACAAATTAGTCGCTCCAACAGCATCAGTATCTCCAACGATACCTAACTTATCCACAGAACGGCCTATACCCCTAGCTAGTCTCTTCTCGAAGAGTTCGTCTAGTTTCAGTTCGGGATATTGTTCTACATGCTTCTTCTTTAAATACAGATAAGAACCAACTTCAACAGGGAACAGATCAGGAGTCCGAATATCAAATGCTTGTTCCGTTAAACTGGTTATATCAGTAGTAGAATCTAGCCTGTAAACCTTATCTAAGCCCTCTTCACCAAGAACAGGGATAGTTCCTTCATTAACAATTTCGATAGACTGTTGACGATTCGCTATGAGCTTAAACAAAACGCTTTTCTCTACAGCAAGATCAACAATCTTATCAACTAGTTCTTTAGGTAGATTTGTCGCACTACCCGCAGGAATTACAAAATTCATATGTTTCTCCCTAAGTTTATCCTAATTGTTTCTTTAGTAACTTCTTTGCCCACCCAGGCTGAGAAGCATCAGGATCTTCTTGACTTGCTTCAATTTCACGAAGTTTATCAATGTTATCCACATCAAGAGACTTCTGAACGTCAGCAATACCGTCTTTTACGGCTTTTAAATCTTCTTTTGTTACGGCAGATTCTGCTTTTTCAAGAACCTTTGCCAAATCTTCTTCTATTTTTTTAAATCTCTCATCAACTATTTTGATTAAAGATTTAACTTTATCATCAATAACCTCTAAATTTAATTCTACCTTAACTTCCGTTTTAGACGGTTTCTCTTCGGTAATCTCTTTCTTAGGTGCATCTTCAGTCTTAGCAGGAGCTTCAACCTCTACTTTAGGTGCAGCTTCAAGATCTTTATTTTCAGTTGCCTCTTTCTTAACCTCTTTAGGTTTTTCAGCTACCTTTTCTTTAGGTGCATCCTCAACCTTTGCTTTTTCAGCGGGCTTAGGTTCCGGAGTAATTTCTTTCTTGGGTGCATCTTCAACTTTCTTTTCCTCTTCTACAGGTGCAACTACTTCTTTAGTGTCTTCAGGTTTTACTTCTTTCTTTTCCTCTTTAGGTGTTACTTCCTTCTTCTCTTCTTTAGGTGCCTCTTCTTTATTATCCATAGCATCTTCCTTACGATTAGGTTTTGCAGAAAACTTTAATACATCCTTCTCTTCCAATAAACCCCTAGTAACTAACTCTCTAGCATACTCGGTTTCTTTAGCTTTATCTGTAAGAGCTTCGGGATTTCCAGGTACAGGAACAACAGAATACTCATAAAGTTCCCAACTAGGAATAATATAGTAACCCCAATAATTCGTTTCAAAGTCTTTCTTCTTTAATTTCAAGTTTAAACCATACTTAGCATTAAGTTCATCTTGATTTTCTTCAGTAACTCTTATATATTCTAAAGGCATAAAACCAATAGACCAAGCATTTAAAAACCCATCTTTGCAAGAATTAAAAACTTTAACTGCCAACTCATCATTAGCATTAAATTGGGTTTTTGTTTTAATTGAATCATCTTCTATAGTAAGCTCTAAACACTTTGCTATAGGTATTTTAATTGCTTTACCATCTACATTATGACACCAAAGAACTACAGGGTTCTTTAAAAAATTCTTAACTTTAGCTCCTTTAGGCAGGACTACAGTACCATACCTATCTAGAGCCTTAGTATTTATAGTATGCTCTATGATGAGTTTTTCTTCATCAATATTTCCGGCTCTAATAAAAGAGTAGCTTCTTAAAACTTTCTTATCCATTCTTTACCTCCAACTTATGTGTCAGACTGTTTACTTAAAATAACTCTCGCTTTTACAATATCTCCTTGACGAGAAGTAACAGTATAATGAACTACTACACAATTAGTAAATGTAGCAGTAGGAATTCCACCACCACGATACCCTGCCAATAAAACCACTGTAACTGCTGTATGATTCTGTGCTATAGTCTCAATAGCGTAGGTTGTACCTGCCTTATATTCGGCACAATCAACAGTTATAGTCATTTCACTATTACCAGGAGCTACATAAATAGGATATTGCCTATCAGCAGCAAAATGTTTAATAGGATTAAAATCGTAGTCCACCTCGATACCTTCACAATATGCGATTTCTTTTTCACCGACTGTAATTCGGCCCACGTTCGCTTTTAAATCCGCACTCATATTTTTCTCCTAATTTTAATACTTGTAGACTTATCCATCATCCACTAATTAAATACGAATAAGCTCTAACT